AAACCATTGCGATGCGCCAAGTACGGTTATTTGAGTATCACTTGCCGTTGTGATAAGTGCCGTGACGACTACTGGAACGAGGAGGTAACCGACAATGACTAACATCACGACCCTGCGCCCCGGAGAACACTTCATGTTCAAAAATTTTGAATGGGTCTGCCTTGACCCGAATCACCCTGACGGCGGCGTGCTGGCTATTATGGCAAAACCGTGGGAAGAAGATGTAAAGTTCTGCCCAGGTAATATATTTGCCGATGAGAAAGGCAACTGGAATAACTACCGCACGAGCTTGATTCGTGAGATTCTGAATGATTCCCTTGCTAAAAAGATCAGAACTAACAAGCTCGGAGACAACCTGCTTTTGCATACCGTTGACCTTGTTGCAGATAATGGCGACCGCGCCTATGGTGCTGTGGCAGACCTCGTTTTCATCCTCACCTGTGACGAGTACCGCAAGTATCGTGACCATATCCCGCTCTACGATAGGTGGATTTGGACTGCTACACCTTGGAGTTGCGAATGCGTTCGCGGCGTGAGCACGGATGGTCAGTTATACAACTACAATGCTGACAACAACAGTGCGGTAGTCCCTGCTTGTGTTCTCAATCCGAAATCGCTCAATCTGCGCCAGAGCATGGCCTATGTAGAAGAGGTAGCAGAATGAAGAAAGCACTATTTGCAACATTTTGTATAACCGCTCTGTTCGTTCTGATTATCCTGATGTTCCCATTCAAAGAAAACCCTGTCATAGAAACAAAGACAGTCTCTATCCAGCAAGAAATCGTATATGCCTATGTTACTACTGAGATGCTTACAAACGGCTATGGTGGTGTACATGGCCACCAAGATTATATATGCTACGGAGTTCAGGACGGAGATAACATCCTCGATAAGGAATACCGTATGGATTGTGTAACGATGCGAAAATCAGAAAAAGAACATAGTTATATAGAATACTACTACGAGCGCAGAATCTACGAGGACGGCACATATTATGACAGATATACCGGAGCGGCCTTGTACTTGACCGATGATATGCTGAAAAATCTGAGGACGAGCAACTAGAGGAGGTATCAGAATGAGCAAAACAACAGGCTGCCCGATTCCGGGCGCAAGTCAGCCGAAAGAATCGGTGCGGTTGATTGATGCAAATGAATTAAGAAAACGCACCGTGAAGGTCTGTTTTCCCGACGCGCCGGACTGCATCGAGTTTGACGCGGTCGGAGCTTGCATCATTGACATTATGCCAACCATCGACCCTGAATCCCTGCGGCCTACGGCGCATTGGATAAGCGTTAAAGACAGACTGCCGGCTAAACACGAATGCGTACTTATCTACGATTCCGTTTGTCACAACATTTATATGGCATGGAGAGACGATGATTTAGACGTATGGTTCAGCGAGGAATATTTACCAGACTTTGTTTATGTCACCCACTGGATGCCGCTCCCCGAACCCCCGGAGGTGACCACATGACCATTATCCTTGTTATCGCCGCCGTCTGTGTTTACGACCTGTGCGGCCTGCTCGCCGTCCTGTACATCAACCACACAGACCGAATGGACACCGTAGACGGCGCAGACAACGTTATTGCTCTTATCTTCTGGCCGTTGCTGGTCGTAACCCGTATCGGCATCGCATGCTATAGAATCATAAGGAGGCTTCTAAAATGACTTCTACCCCAGCAGGCAACACCCAGCGTAAAAAATGGATGGAAAAATACGCCGCCTATCAGAAAGCCTTTATCGAGGCCCGCGATAAATTCTATGAATCCAACGCCGCCATGTCGGCGCGCCCTGCCGATGGTATGCCCAAAGGCAACACCCGCTCTGACCCGGTAGCCCGCCTGGCAGAGCGGAACGATAAAGCCTATGCCCGGTACTGCCGTGCCCGCGCCGAGATGAACACAGCCTATTGCAAGCGGCACGAAGCTATGAAACCCCTCAACTCCGACCAGCAATCTGTCCTGATTGCCATTTACTTTGAAGGAAAATCACGCCGCGATACAGCAAAAGAGCTGAACCGTTCCGATTTCTGGGTACGCGCGCAGGAACGCACCGGCCTGTTTCTCTTAGAGCTCCCCTCCGGCTGGGAACTTGATATTCTCCCCTGACACAGCAAAGCCCGCAGCTGTTCGGAAATTCCGAACAGCTGCGGGCTGATTTTTTTATTCCTGCACTGCCGCAATATTGTGGTAATACCGCCCGGCCTTGTCCTCCGGCGCGTCCTTGTCCTCCAAAAACGCCGCCGCAAGGTCTGCGTAAAACTCCGGCCTGTCCACGCTGTTCTTGCGTGCAGCCTTGCAGTAGTCGCTGTACATCATGTTCATCACAGCGGCCCACTTCCAAAGCTCGCAGGTCACACCGCGCGGCTCCATATAGGGCCGCGTCTGTTCCAAATCCCAGTGTGCGCCAAAGCTGCCGTCCTCGTTCTTCATGTTGTACATCCAGCTCATGGCATCTTCTTTGGTAAGCTCTTCGTCCCCGCTGCCGCTGCACTTAGCGCACTCTTTAACATGCTCCCAGCATTCCAGCATCGAGGTCAACACCGCCACGCTGCGCTCATTCACAGGGTAATGCTCAATGAAATCGTCTATCTCGCGCTCCAGCTTTACCTTGTAGTCTTTGATCTTCTCCATTGTGTGCACCTCATGCCAGCTTCACAACGCTGGCGCAAACGTGGGTCACGGTTCCGGCCACGCCGCTCAGCACGGCGCTGATCGTCGGCGTGCTGCCGCAGCATACAGGGATGTACACGACAGTTTCCGCATGGAAAGTGGAAACCTCGTTCGCGGCCACCGTCGCGCTTGCCGTCATGCAGGGCAGCGCAGCGGTATCCTTCATACCTTGCAGCACTTCCGTGCCGGCAGCGCCCGCCGTAAACGTCACATCATAGCTGATGCGGTATAACCCGCTGTGTCGGATGATAAACCCGCCCGCGTTCGTGTCGATGCTGCACCCAGTATCTGTGTTCAGGATGCCCAGTACATTGACGGGCGTTGCGGTCGCGGCCATCGTCTGTGCCGTGTTGTTGTAGGCGTTCTGTGCGCTCTTAAAATGGGCGTTTTTCAGCCTTTGATTGCAAGCCATATAGTTTTACTCCTTTCCTCAAAAAAGCCCGCACAGCGCTTGCCGTGCGGGCTGACGCTGTTACAGCGATTATGCGCAGCCGCCGCAGCCACAGAACGGGCTAGGGCCTGCCGTGTAGGTGTAGCCGTTGGGGTAACGGACTACGCCGTACATGCGGTTGTCCATCTGCAAGGCGTTTACCTTGTCACGCAGCTGCTGAATCTCGTTAGCCTGCATCAGCGCACGGGTCTGCTCGCCTTCGGCGCGGATTGCATTCGTGATGTCGCAGGTCTGGCGGTCCATCTGTGCGGACAGGTTGGCCGTTGCAAGCCGGTTCTCGCAGCAGCAACTTGCAATCTGCTGCTGGATATTGTTGCCGGTCTGCATGATGGTCGTGTTCGTGCCGGCCTGCGCCAGCGCCACTTCCTTGCCAAGCTGACCAATGCCGCCCTGCATCTCGAAGCCGAGATTGCAGACGCCGTTGCCCAGATTGGTCAAACGGTCGTTCAGCTGCCCAAAGTGCTGGCCAAACAAGATCTCCTGCTGGCTGGCAGCGGTGGCATACTGGCCGAACTCGCCCTGCCGGTTGCCCCAGAAGCCGCCGCCCATGAAGCAGATCAGGAACAAAATCACCATCCACCATGCGCCGTTTCCGCCGAAGCCGTTGCCGTCACCGGTCGCCGCGCGCAGGTCGCTCAAAGAGTACCCATTGTCCATAGTATCCAATCCTTTCGTAAGATTTGTATTTATAAGCCGTGTCGACCCGGCCTATATCAGTACAACACACCCTTAAAATTTTCCGCTATCGCTTTCAGCTGTTCAAACTGCCGCTGGCTCATCCGCCCATCAGCAAGCATCTGCTCCACGATTTTCTGTGGGTCTTTCCCCTGCATCTGCTGCTTGAATTGCGTAAACTGCTGTATCAGCGCCGCAGGGTTATTGGGTATTGTGCTTTTTCCCATCGCTTGTAAGATCGGGTTCGTCATGGAATTTCGCCTCCAATGCTGTAATGCGCTGTTCAAGGCTCGCCACATCCACCGGCGGCGCGGCCTTGTACGGCGTGATCGTGTAGGGGGTCAGTGTCGGGTAGCCTGCACCGTCCGTTGTCTTCAGCCATACCAGCGGCGCGGTCTCGTCCAGCAGCAGTGCGCTGGAATTCGGTGCCATTCCAAACGCCTTTGCGCCGTTCTCACCGCTCACCTTCGTGATGCTGCACGGCTGTAACGCCTGCTGCATCGTCTGCCCATAGGGGTTGCTGTATGGGGTCTGCATACCGTAGTTGTTCCAGTACATCCCGCTCACCTCGTCTTTCTGGTTTCATTGTACTACAATCCATCCCGCGCCGTAGGCCATTCCCACGACAGTATCATGTCACTTTTGCGCCAAAACAAAAAAAGCGGGCAGCCACTCAAAAAGTGACTGCCCGCTATACTTTTGCCTTCCCCCTCGGGGCTGCGCCCGCAGGCGCGTGTCGTAGCGCAACCGCCGTAGGCGGCTCTTAGCGCGTAGACTGAAGGTGCCGCCGCAGCGGCGGATGAGGGGCGGCTTATCCTGTACAGCCCTCTCACCGCATCTTATTCTTAATGCTTCTCACATGCCGGTTTACCGTCCTCTCACAGCAGTTCATCTCGGCTGCAATTTCGGCATTGCGCCGCCCGTGCCGCCGCATATCCAGCACTTCCCGCTCATCGTCCGTCAGGCTGAATACAAGCTCGTCATACTCCGCCCGGTTCATGCAAAAATCAAACTTCATACAGCACCTCAAAACGGGTTTTTCTTGCCCCACTGCTTGTTGGTTTTCGCCAGATACGCGCGCCGCATCTCGTTCGTCAGGTCCATTTCCTTCAAACGCGCCACAGCTTCGGCCTTATCGGCTTTGCCGTTGCCGTTCGTGTCGGGGATGGTAGCGCGGTAATTTACCCAGTCGCGCAGCGCATCTGCGCCGTAGCTCTGGTAGATTTCCGCGCCGGCCTTGTCGGCATAGGTGCCGCCCTTTTCCGGGTACTTGCCGTTCTTGTCCTTCTTGTAGTACGCTGCCAGATACGCCCTTGCAAAGTCGTCTCCGCTCAGGCCGTATTTCTGCATACCGTAACCGACTGTAAACTTGTCCGGTGTCTGGTCATCGTCCAGCGTCTTTGCCACAGCACTGTAAGCCTGCATGTAGGCGGTGACCGCCTTGTCTCCGGCAAGGTCGCTGATGTTGCGCACGGTACTGCCCTTGTCAGTACTGTTCACAAAGTTGCTTACTGCATCATCGCCGAACTGCGAATAGAGCGTGTTCCACTTTTCCACGGTGTTCAGTGTCGCATCATCGTTGCCGCTCGTCTCCCGCTTTTCATCGCGCACAAGGTCAGTGGCGTTCTTCATCAGCACATACTGGCTGAATCTTTCCGCGCCGCCTTCCCTGTATGCCTCGTACTCCTTTTCGTTCACACCGCTCACGCCATCGCCCACAGCGGCCACACCGCCGGCGGTCTTGGCCACCTTGTAGGCATCCTGCACAAGCGCACTCTGCTGGTCTTCCGGCAGCTGCAAAAACATGCTGTTCTGCCGCAGCTCGTCAATCAGGTCATAGGCTGTCTGACCGCTCGTCTTGGCATACTCGGTCTTTTCCTCCGGGGTCATGTAGTAGTCATCGCTGTCAACGGTAATTTTACTGCTGGCCTTCTCCGGGTAAACATGGCTGTCGTTCGTACTGCCGTACAGCCCCTGCAGGTACTCGTCAACCGGGGTGATGTTCTCGGCGCTCACATAACCGGGGCTAAGCATGTTGTACGCACCGCGCAGGAACATCCCTTCCGCTGAATCGTCCGTCCCGTCAAGACTCGCCTCTTCGCGGCCCCACTGGTCAATGTACGGCTCGTTGTTCATGCTTAAAACGGGGATTTTATTCAGCGTACTGCGCAGAGCGTAGCCTATATCGCGCTCTGTCTTGCTCTGCCCGCCACCGTAGCTGCTGCGCCGCACAGGGTCAACGGCTCGCGCCGCCTGTCCCAAAACCGCAGGGGTAAACTGCCGTGCAAAATCTCCCGCGCCACCCGCCAGCAAGGCAAACAGCTTTTCGTCTGAATCCGCATAGCTGATGTTATCCAGCGTATCGTTTAAACCTTGCAGCATAGTGGTTTCCAAAACCGGCTGGCTCAAATGCCGGAACTTATCCAGCAAAATACCGGGCGTCAGCTCGCCGCTGTCCTGCGCAAACTCTGCACCAATCAGCAGCGGCACAGCAGCCGGGCTTGCCCAGTCCAGCGTATAGGTTCCCTTGCCGGGTATCTTTACCGCATATTCCTGCTTGCCGTTCATCTCGCGGTACGCGTCAACGCGGTCATCGCCTGTGGTGCCGCCAGTCAAAAATCCGTTTCGTGCCAGTATATAGCCAATGCCCATAATCGCGCTGCCGGTCACGCCCTTGGCAAGCTCGTCAATCACATCTGTAGCGCTTTCGCGTCCTAGCGCCTTAGCGAAAGCTTTCAGGTAACTGCCGCCCGCGTAGTCTATAGCGTTCTTGGCAATGTTCAGCGGGGTTTTCTTAAACGGCAAAATGCCTTCCTCGATCGCATAGCCAAGCTTCCCCATCGTGCCGCCATTGTACCGCATCTCTTTGCTCAGGTTGCTAAGCGCCGTGCTTAAAAAGTTGTCCTCATGGAAAGTTGCAGTCTTGGCATCATTTAGCGCCTGTGCCGCCGCTTGCAGCAATACCTGTTTACTGGCATCGTCTGTAGCGGTGAAAACGCTGCTGTCGTACCCGCGTGCCTTCAAAAAGCTTGCCATACTGTTGCCGAACTCGGATTTTAAGAAATACGCATCCTCTTTTTCCAGCGCATTGCTGTTGCCCCTCGCCCAAGATTCCAGCACATTGCCGATAGTACCATCCTTGTAAATTCTGCGTGCGCCCTCAAGCCCTGTCTGCACATTGTACTTTCCGTTGTCGTACAGTACGCTGTACATTTTGTTGTCGGCATAGTCACGCGCCAAATCCGCCATCTTGCGTCCGTCCGCTGTCAACATCGTGCCGATTGCTTTGGTTCTCTGCTCCTGCGGTAAAGCAAGCTGCATCACGCCAGCAACATTGTCCTTTGTGCGAACAACGGTGTTCATCAGAATATTGCCAAGAATATTACGCCCGTGGGTTCTGGTATTGCCCAGCATACACAGGTAACGGAGATTGTTCACCTTGTCGCCAAAGCTCTTGGCGGGCATATACTTCGCCAAACGGCTGTAAGCGCTCATTTCCAGTTCGCGCCGCGCCTTGCTGTCCGGCATATCGGCAACGCGCTCAAACACACCGCGCACAAAGTCATAGTCCTCTTGGCTGATATCCCCGATCCCCAGCTTGGTTCGCGCCAAAGCGTTGAACATATCATCGGCATTGCCGCCCGCCACCAGACTGGCAGCTGCGCTCTTTACTGCGTCATCGCTGATCTTCACATTCTTGGCTTTTGCGGCATTACGGATTTGCTTTTCGGCTTCCAGCATCGCCTCATCCAGCCGGTTTTCCTTTTCCAGCCGCGTCAAGAAGTCGTTGATTTCGCCGTTGTATACAACGTCCGCTACCTGCTTCAGACCCTTTCCATCGCGGGTCTTGGCAAAATCATCGGTCAGTACCTGCGTGTACTGCTCAAACTTTTGTATACCCGTATACCCGTTGGGTTTTGCTTCCCTACCTTCATACAGAGTTCTGGCAGCGCCGCTTAATCCGCGGCTGGTTTCGCTGTCCAGCTGCTTGTAGCGGGCAAATTCAAGATTGTATTCATCGCTGCCCTTTTCCAGTGTATACAGATAGTTGCGCTGCTGCTCGGCGGCGTGTTTGGCAAGGGCAATATCGTCTGCATTCCAGTTGGTCTTGCCGCGCAAATCCTGCAAAACCGCCTTGCTCGCTTCGCTGATACTGCCGTCCCCCTGCTGTAAATAGGTGTCGTAGTTCAGCCGCGCCGTATCGGCAGCTTCCTTTCTGGTGTACAGCGTGTGGGTGTTTTGGTCTGCACCCAGCGCCGCCACCTCATCGGGTTCCAAATCGGCATTAAAACGCCGCTGGTTCGCGTAGTCCTGATTCACAACTTCGCGGCGGTCATACTGCGTGCTTTCCGCGCCCACCGCATTTGCAGGCACGCTCTCACTCCCGTTCAGCTTTGCCACGCTCTGCGCATTCTCCACAATGTTCAGGCCCGGCACAGGCTCACTCACGGCTGCAGTCGGCTGCAAAAATGCAGCGCCCCCGGCATCGGCCGAAGGCGCTGTGTTCATGGTTGGCATTGCAGCGTCACCGCGCTCATATACCCGTTTTACATAGTCAGGCGCATTCCGGTCGAAAGACTGCGTGTCTAACCAGTCTGCAAAATCCTCGCCGCCAAGCGGTGCGTTGCCGGGGCCATCAAGGATGCGGTCACGCATATAGTCTGTGACGGCTCCGCGCATATCGGTATCAACCAAAGACCCGGCTTTGCTCTGCTGCACAAGTCCCATAAGGGCATCTGCCGCGTTGCCGTCCGGTATGCGGTTTCCCATGCCCATCCTGTCGTACACTTCCATTATAGCAGTGTCGTAATCCACGCCATCTTTCAGCGAAAAATGCGTGCCGTTCTGGATATTGTACTGCGACAAAGTCTTGAGGCCGCTTGCGTTCAGCAGTTCTCCCTGCGTCTGCGCGTCAATTTTGATGGGCGTGGTTTTCAGATAGTCTTTCAGAATCGTTGCAGATTCATCCAACGGTTCAGCGTAATCCTCAGCCCTCACAATACCAAGCGCAATGCTTTTGGCTTCCTCTGCAAGGTCTTCCCGTCTTGCGCCGTTCTGCATCTGGCTGTACAGCGATTCTATGCGTCTTGTGTAGGGGCTTCTGCGGTCTTTTCCTGTGATTGCCTGCGCCCACTCAGCCACTGATTGAGCGTTTCGCGCATCATTGTCTTGTACTCCTCGTCCGAGCACACTCTCGGCGCCACCTTGCCCGCCTTCACCTGCTTGTCCAGAAAGTCCATCTCTAACGCTTCCGGATTGCAGTTCATTGCCTCCGCCAGATTCAGCATCGACCCGAATGTTTGCCGGAATGTTTCCTCCCAAGTTCTCATTTACAACACCTGCCTTTGCTCCATTGTAACCTGCCTGCCCCTGCGCGTCAATCGGCAAACTGTCCGTATTTTGCAACGCGAGTTTAGCTTCATCGCCAATCTCCTGCTGGCGCTGCAACACGGCGCGGCGAAGCTGTTCAGCCTCTTTTTCCTGCGCGCCGTTCAAGTTGACCTGTCTGCGCAGTTCATCCAGCGTATTCAATGCGCTGCGGTTGGCTGCGTCTGGCGTGTTCATCTGCTGTATCTGTGCGGCAAGCCCGGTTGTGCCGTTGGCTTCCGGCTGCACAATGTTTCTTTCCGGTGCGGCACTCTGCACATCCTGTGCGGCATCGTCTGCCTGCTTCAAAGCGTCCTGCGCGGCATCCCCTGCCGTGCCTTTCAGCCTGTGGAACAACGCCCCGCCGATTTCCGGCACCGCGTTCATCGCCACATTGGCTGCAATGTTTTTCGCAGTGTTGCCCGCGATCTCTCCGGCACTCTTGCCCTCGCTCACATCGCTCACAAGGCTCGGCAGAGTGTCCAGCGCAAGGTCTGCGGTCGTGTCTGTCAAAATGCGTCCCAGTGCATCACCGGCACCCGCGCCCAGTACATCCCCCAACACAGGGATTCTCTGTGCCTGCCCCACAACGGCATTGCCCGCCTTGCCCATCGCTTGCGCAAGCGGTGTTCCTTTCATAGCGGTGTTGAACAGTTTGTACTGCATTCCCTTGCCGACAAGCGTGCCTGCCGCCGCCGCCAGCGGGTCATAGCTCTTTGCGCCCTCGATCGCATTGCTAAGCTGCGGCAGCTCGGCACCGGTAGAATTTGCAATGTCCGTCAGCTTATCCACGCTCTTTGTCAAAAACGGCACGCTGTCGTATAGACCGGCTGTAAAGGCCTGCGCAGTCTGCCCGGCACCGTTCATCTGCGCTTTTCCGCGCAAGGAACTGTTCTGGTTCAGCTCGGCATTCATGGCAGCCGCCTTTTTTGCGTAGTCCTCTCGGTTCAGGCCCTCTTTGTTTGCGGCAGTCTCAAACACACGCTTCAATCCACTAAAGCCGGTGTCCTTCGTGCTTTTTTCGTACTGGTTTACCGCCGCCACTTCGGCGCTCGTCAGCTTGCGTCCCGGGGCAGCCAGCTCGGCGCGGTAATCAGCATCGTTCTGCAGCTTTTTAAGCGCAGCGGCAATGTCCTCCTGCCGGCTCTTGTAGTCGTTGCGCTTTTCCTTCGCAGCCTGCGTCTCTGCCGCGCTGGGGGCACTCCCTGCGGCGGCGTAACTGCTGCCGATAACTTTCCCACCCCGCGTCACAGCGCGGCTCTGGGCGGGCTGTGCAGCGCTCACAAGGCCTGTCCCGTTTCGCTCGGCATAACTCTTTGCGGTGGTCGTGCGCGCACCTGCTTTCTTCGCTTCCAGATACTTCTCCTGCGCGCTCTTTTCCTTTTCGCTCTTTGTCTTGGGTTTTTCCGTGTCCTCTGCTTTCGGCTTGCTGCCGGCCGTACTGCCTGTCGTGCCGCTGGTGCTTGCACCGCCGCCGAACAGCGCATCCAGCGATGCCGCACTTTCCGTGTCGCTGCCCGTGCCGGTGGTGCTGCCGCCATTGCCGGATGATCCACCGCTGGATTTTGCAGCCTTCGCCGCTTTCTTCGCCGCATACTGCTGCGCCTTTTGCTGCTGCTGGTACAAATCGTTTGCCGCGTCAAACTTTGCCTGCGCCAGTTTCATTTGCCGGTTCAAAACATCGTTGTTCAGGCTGTTTTCAAGGTTTGCACCCTGCACAATGTTGTTCAGCGTCTCGGTGTAGCTGTTATGCAGCACAGGCAGCGTCTTGTCAGTGGCGTTCATGATGGCACTGCCATGCTGCTGTGCTTTCCTCGTTGTGCTGCGACCAGTGCTTACATTGCTGGCCTGCGCCGTCTGGTATCGGTTCAAATACGCATTCAGCAGCGCATCTTCACGACCGTTCACTTTCGCCATAGCTCAAGACCTCCAAATCCACAAGCCTTCCCCCTCGGGGGGAAGGTGCCGCCGCAGCGGCGGATGAGGGCAAAGCCAACGAAGCCGCCCTCTTAATACATCACTCGTAACTGTATTCCCACTGTCCCGTTGTGCTGTTGAATCTCTGGCGCAGCTGCGGCATGCTGGCTGCCATGTTTGCGTAACCCTGCATCAGGCTGATAAGATTGTTCGTGTTGTTTGCTGTAAGGTTCGCAAGGTTCGTCTGATACTGGCTCAAATCCGCTGCATCGCCGCTGGCGCGCTGGTTTTCCAGCTGTGCCATATTGTTCTGGTAGGTGTTCAAAAGGCTTGCCAGCTGGTTCTGCCGCTCGGTTTCCAGCGCATTGCGGCTGTTGTTGTAGTTGTTCAGCATACCGGCTGTCGTGGTCTCGCTTGCACCACCGTTCAGGCCCTGCGCACTAAGCTGCTGCGCAAGGTTGCGCTGCTGCAGCATGCGGTTGATGTACGCCTGCTGCAAGGCGTTGTCTGTGGCGCGGTTCAACTCGCCCTGCCCGTACTCATAGTTGGTTTTCTGCTGTGCGGCACTGCGCTGGTAGGCTTCCTCACGCGCTCTGCGCTGTGCTTCCTGCGCCGCGCGCATCTGCTCTTCTGCCCTGCGCTGTGCATCTGCCGCCGCCTGCTGCGCGGCCTGCATCGCGCTCTGCATCTGGCTTATATAGCTGTTCATGTAGTTGCTGCTCTGTGCCGGTGCGCTGTAGCTTGTCGCCGCACTCCCGCCGCCAGAACCGCCACCGGAGCCGCCGCCAGTGTAGCTACCGCGGCTGCCTGCGTTGCTTGTCGGTGCCGTTGCAGCCGGTTTCGTGGTCGTGTATACCTTGTTCGTGTTGCCAAACTTAGTGGCTGTGGTCGTGCCGGGCTTCACATAGTAATCTTTGGTTGAACCAATAATCGGTCTCGGCATACTAAATCACCCCTTCCTCTCGCTCTGTGTGCCAAAATAAAAGGCCACTACCATCGTCACAATGGTCATGACCGTGTCAGGCTGTAATTTCTCCCGCAGCGCCAATGCCGCAAACACTGCAACGACAACCAGCGTCACAATGGTTTTGACTTTGATAAGCGCAGCAATGTTTTTCAAAAAGTCTTTCATCTGCAGTACCTCACCCAATAAGATGCTTTTGCAAGTCTTTCTTTGCTTTCTGCATCTGGTCAATGTTGTTTCCATCCAGATTGTGGTCAAGCAGGGCAAGCAGCGCCTGCATGGTCACGCGCTGCCCCTCGTCCATGCGGTCAAGCCGCTGTTTGTCGTTTCTCAAGAATCCCTCCATAGCGTTCGCTCTTCAAGCTTGGTAATGCGTTTGTCTTGGTCGGTCTTCGGCTTTTTTACTGCGGTGATGACTTTGCTGATGGCAACGCCCCCGGCATACAGTCCGGCAGCAGCACCCGCCGCGTAAATCAAAAACGCCCAAGCTTCCGCAAGTGTAAACGAGAATACATGCTCCATTGGCACCACCTCAGACCCATTCGCTCTTGTACAGCCCGGCATCGGTCAGGCCGCGGCTCTGGCACACGGCAAAGACGGCGTCTGCATCGCCCTGCGTGACCGGCCCTACCGTGATGACCTGCAGCTTGCCGGTGTCGTTCTGGGCCGTTTGCGCGCCGCTGGCGGCCTGCTCGGGCTGCTGTACAGCGTGCTCGCCGGGGCGGTATGTAAACACCTGCCCGCTTGCCGTGGTAAAGTCGCCGTCCAGCCACACAAGCGGGTTGGTGCGCTTGCCGCCCAAGATGACCTCAAAATGCAGGTGTGCGCCGAACACGTTGCCGGTCACGCCGCTGTAGCCGATGATCTCACCCTCTTTGACCCTCTGGCCGTACTTGACGCAATAGCTGCTCAGGTGCGCGTACCGCGTCTGCAGCACACTGCCCTTGTAGGGCGCGTGCCTGATGCGCACCATGTTGCCATAGCTCTGCATGCCCGTCCGAGTGTGGCCGTCCCAGTCCTGCACCTGATCCACTGTGCCATCCTCGGCAGCGTATACAGGCCGCGTGCTGGTATTGCCGATCTGCGTGCGCATGTCGATGGCCTGATGCAAGCTGCCGTCGTTGTAGTACCACCCCTGTGTGATGATGTGCTGGGCCAGAGGCCAGCGCAGCAGCACTTCACCGTTTGAAAGTCTCATGATTTGTTGTCCTTTCTATTTGTTAGTCGGTTAAAGTCAGCTTTAGCTTTTCTTTAGTTAATTATTATTGAAGATTATCTTTTCAGATAGTTGTGATTTTAAGATT